AAGCCACCCTGTTCGATCAGGTCGGCGACGGCACCACCACTCTGGTCATCTCACCAGCAGGCGCGACCGAGTCTCCAAGTAACCCCGAATATACGATTTCTAATGCCATGTTGGCTTCGTTTACGCCGATCGTAACGACCGTCGGAGAGCTCAGCCAAGTAAGCGTAAGTTATGTCGGCGGCACTTGGGTGCGCGACATCACGAACCCGTAATCAATAACTAACCAAAGGACCCCGACATGATTGGCATGACATTAAAAGTAGAAATGGCAGACGGTGAAACATTCGAAGCACCGATCACCTACGGAGTTGCGTGCAGATGGGAAGATCACCACCCCACGCTCTCCGTGGGCCGTTTCTTAGAAGACATGAAATTCAAGCCTCTCGCATGGTTGGCTTGGGATGCGTTACGAACCAAAAAGATTGTGGTGCCGTTGTTTAGCACTTGGGTAGAGAACGTTATGGATATCACGTTTATCCCAAAAGCCAAACAGGGCCCGCAGGACGAGCCACAAACCTGATCGCGCAGCTCGCTGTTCGGACAGGCATCAGTCCACTGGATCTGATGGAAACACCAGCCCAGATCATTGATGAAATGGTCAGGCTGATAATCGAGCAGAACGAGAGCAAGCGATGACAATTCAGGTGAAAGGTGTGGGCGAAACGCTAAGGGAACTCGGCAAAATCAACCCTTCACTGAAGCGTGAATTAAACAAAGACATCCGCAACATTCTTAAACCGTTGCTTGCTGAGATCAACCAGTCAATCCCGTCAGCACCTCCGCTGTCTGGGATGGCTCACAACGGTCGCACCGGGTGGAGTAACCGCAAGAACTCGGTCATCAAGATTGACTCACGAAAGCCCCGTAGAAACCTCAACGAGCCCCGTATGAGCGTCCCTGTCAACATTGTTCGTATTACGACCAAGGGCGCCCCTGTGGCGATTGTAGACATGGCTGGGAAGGCTGGAGGGTCATCGTCAAGGCGTGAAACCAAGTATCGCCGTCCCATGTTCGCCAGTTTGTTGCCGGGTGCGCCGTCGCGTTTCATGTGGGCTAAAGCAGCCGACTCGTTGTCTATGATTGAACGAGAAATGGACTCCACGATCAAGGCCGTGGTGCTCGAAGCAAACCGAGAAATGGCAAGGATTCGCTAATGGCAATCAACATTCCGATCATTACCAGCCTTGAAGACACAGGTATTAAGAACGCCAAAGCAGCGTTTGGAGACTTTAAAGCAGCAGTTGGTCAAGCCGAAGGTGGACTAGGCAAATTCAAGGCTGGCTCAAAAGTCGCTTTAGACGCGGTCGCTGCGAACGCCTCAACCTTTGCAATCGCAGCTGGTGCCGCAGTCGGCAAGTTTGTAGCCGACGGAATCACAGCCTTCCAAGACTTGGCGTTGTCAGCGGGTAAGTTTGCTGATGCCACAGGTCTGGCCGTAGAGGACGCGTCACGGTATATTGAAGCTGCGGGTGATATCGGTATTCCGATTGATGCCGTCGAAGGGGCGATTGGTCGACTTAACAAAACGATTGGTGCTGACCCTGACAAAGTTCGTGACCTCGGCGTTGATCTTGTCTATTTGCGTGACGGATCTTTGGATGTCAATGAAACTTTCAAGAACACTATTCAACGAATCAAAGACATTAAAGACCCAGCCGAAAAAGCAAAGGTAGCCGCTCAGTTACTTGGTAAAGGCTGGCAGGACATGGCCGAACTTATCGAGTTGGGTGCAAAAGATCTAAACGCTTCTTTGAAAGCAGTGTCAGAGCAAAAAGTTATTTCTGACGAAGAACTTCAGATGGCTAGGGATTATCGCACAGCGATGGACAACCTTGGCGATTCAACCGAAGATATAAAAGTCAAATCTGGTCAACGACTAATTCCAATGGTTACCTTTTTGGCTAATGGTGTTGCAAAAGTAATGGAACTTGACGCCAAGTTTGATGAATTACTAATAGGCACTGACCCAGTAAAAGAACTCAACGAAAAGTTACAACTTTTTTATGAGCGTGTCCGTGACGGCAAAGAAGAAACTTCGTTACTCAAAGAACAAATAAGACTTGCTAAAAACCCGATGAACGAACTGGAGACCGCGGCGACCAACGCCAGTGTCGCAATCGTTAACGCTGACACCGCATGGCAAAACCTGACCGGGACATTAGATCGAGAAGTCGCACTAGACGACGCCAAAACAAAACTAGGAGAACTTGAAGCTGCGGCCGCTAAAGCGTTCGGGACAGGGGCTCAAGCCGACATAGACGACTACGAAGCCAAACTGGCTAATTACGCTGGCGTACTCGCGGGAATCTCGGGGACTATGGACGGCATCTCCTCCAAGGAAATCTTGTTTAAGTTCAAGACGCAAGGTTCAGCAGCTGCACTCGAATACGCGTCCTATCTTGCGCGTGGTGCAGAGTACGGCGGTATCAGCGAGTATGACGCGTTAACAATGGCTGGTATCTCTGGCACGCGTGCTAATGGTGGTCCTGTTGCGGGTGGCTCGACTTATCTTGTTGGTGAGCGTGGCCCTGAACTGTTTACGCCGGGTACGTCTGGAAGTATCACACCGAACAGTGCGCTGGGTGGGAGCACCAGTATTACGGTCAATGTCAACGGTGGCGACCCCAACCAAATTGTGGCCGCAATCCAAAAATGGGTTCGCAATAACGGCGCTGTCGGAGTCGGAACAACTTCTACGGTGAGATTCTAATGCCTTTTGCGTTGACGTGGAAAGTTGAGTTCGGTGACTGCACAGGACTAGTCGATATCACTGCCTATGTGATGAGTCTCAACATCACTTCCGACGCCACACTAGGCAAGATGGGGCGATCCTCGGCCGCCGTCACAATCAACAATATTGGCGGGCAGTTCACTCCTAATGGGACAGGGACATATGGTTCCGTTGACTGGTTCCGCCAGGCTTTAGTCATCACTTCAACTTCAGGCGTAAACACTGGAACATCATTTGTCGGCATTATTTCCAATGTTGAAAACAATGATTTATCAGCCAAAGAAGCCTACTTCTCCATTCAAGCTTTGGATTATGCCTCTATTGCTGGTCGCGCAACCGCAAAAAATGCTGGTGGTGGAGAGAACTTTTTGCATACTCAAGTTGAAAATGTGATCGACTGCAATTTCCCTTTTGGTGGGAACCAACTATCTAGAACAACAATGGGTTCCAACACAAACACCCGATGCAACTTTGCTTTTACTAGAGTTGAAGGCAATGGCACTGGATCATCGTTGGCTAGTGCGGCTGACAACTGGGCTCCCCGAACACCTTTTATTTCAGCACCGTTTTATCTTGGAGACGCAATAAATAACACTGCTCTAGCAGGGTTTCCCTCAACATTTTATGCAACTGATTACACACGGACATCAAGTTTGTGGTCATGGAATTATGACTTTCAATATGTCGGAAATAGATCTACACGCGCTAACACTTTTGTTTTCAAAGGTGACGGCACAGCCTTAATTTCAGGACAGTTACCTTTTGACCAAACTCATATTGGTTTCCAAACAGACGTCTTAATCAACGACGCAAACGTTGGCACGTATGAAGTCAGCGACACCAATTCAATGACTAAATATGGTTCCAGAACAGTCAGTTACTCGAATCCGGGTAATTCAAATGTTTCCGACAATTTTATAGCCGCGACTAATTGGGTCAACCGATATTCAACAATTCGTTATTTGACTGATTCAATCAGTGTTGACTATTCAAGTTTGCGGGGCGCGGCCGTTGATGACGGTGTTGCCATGCTCCAATTCATGTATCTGTTATGGCCCGCCTATTCGCTCTGGAACCGTGTTGATATTACGATTAAAGGTTCCGGTCAAAGCGCGTCTTCCAGTTACAAAACAAAGTCAATCAAAACAGTTATTAACGCGACCCCATCAGATACATCGGTCACCGTGTCTCTTGTTAGTCTTGTTGACAATTCAACTTTTATTCTAGACGATGCAACTTTTGGGGTCCTTGATCAGGACCACCTCGGGTAAGGAGGACATTATGGCTACACAGTGGACAGCACAAGGGATTACAAGCGGGGCGGTGTTACCTGCGGCGACGCTTCAAAGCATCGGGGCCGCATGGGTGGACTACACGCCGACCCTGACACAATCGGCAACAGTTACTAAAACGATCAGTAACGCCCGATATTGCCAAATCCAAAAGACAGTATTTGTGCAGGTTTACTTGATTGCAACAAGTGCTGGTACTGCTGGCAACATTGTCAAAATTGGTTTACCGATTGCAGCAAGAACAGCAAACTCGTCAACGACTGGTATTGGTCAACTTTACGACGCAAGCACAAACGTCATGTATGTCACATCGGCCTACTTGGACAGCGTGAACGCTTGCGCTTTCTTGTACCAAACAGGCAACCCGTTCGGTATTTCGCCAGCAATTACTCTTGCTGCAGGCGACCAGTTACAAATGAACTTGACTTACGAGGTGGCATGATGAGAACAGTTACTTGCACAAACGAAACCTGCCCAGAAAACGGCGTACAGGAACACTTCTGTGGCGATCCCGATTATGTTGAATGCGGTGTCTGCCAACAACCGTGTGAACTATCAGAACTGTACGACGACCCAGAATCCTGCAACTGGACACCAGCAACAACACCAACCGAACCATGAAAACGCTGGCGATACTCACAGGTCTATTTGTCGCCGTGTGGATATGGATATGGGCATGACCTTCAACCCATCAAAAGCCTTGATCGCTCTAGTCGGTCTCATCTGCATGACCGTACTCATCGCAGTCGGCGCAATAGACCAAGATCAAGGCCTGCCAATCATCACAATGATTGTTGGCTACTCAGTAGGCAACGGCATGGCCGCCCTGAC